GGTGGAAATGCACTTAGTACTTATGGTCACGCAGATGCGGCTGACTATGGTGGCGGTGGCGGTGGCGGTGGATCTGGCGCTGGTGGTGGTAACTCAGGTAGTGGTGCAGTAAGAATTGTTTGGGGCGGCGGGCATGGTGATCGATCTTTTCCTACTAAGAATGTAGATTCAGCATTCTCTAGTTCTAACGGAGGCGGAGGAGAATAATAATATGGTTTCAAATGCTTTTAGATTAGGATCAGTTTTAACTCCTGGAAAAACTACACTCGGTTCAAGTTCTTTACCAACAAATATTGCTAATGCAGGATTTTCTATTGTTCAATCTACATCAGATTTACCAAGTTCGGTTTCTCCAGGTGCACAATCGTTTGTAAGAGACACAAAGATGTTATACTTATATAATGGTTCAAATTGGTATAAGATAGCTGTGGTTAATCAAAGCCCTTCTAGTATAACGGGCGTAAATGCATCATACACACTTGCGACAGATGGTACAGCTACAACTATTACTGCAGTGGCTACAGATCCAGAAGGGTTTCCACTTACCTGGTCTAGTACTGTTTCTTCTGGTTCATTAAATGGAACAACAGTTTCACAAGTTGATAACGTATTTACCATTACTCCACATGCAAGTAATGCAACATCATTTAGTATTACATTTAACGTGACAGACGGTGCAAATTCAACAGTTAGTGTGGTCAGTCAGTTTAGTTTAAGTTTTTATACTCAAGGATCGGCACTATTTGGACGCTGGGATATTGGCAATTCTACGAGTTACAGCGGCACTGGTACAACTTGGAATGATCTATCTGGAAATGGAAGAAATCTTACAATACAAAATGGTGCGTATAATTCGTCAGGAATAAATGGCAGCACGGCAGTTTGGGATTGGACAACTCAAAATTCGGCAAGAATTGATTTTCCTACAGATATTAGTTCTGTAAAAACTTTTATAGTCATTTGGGGATTTACATCAACAACTCCAAATACTAGACTAATGATACTTAATGGAAATAGTACAGGTAACTATGCAGGATTTACAGATGCTAACGATACAGGCAATAATGTCCCAGGCGGTGACGGTAGTTATGCAGGTATAACAGCACATACTGGTGAAACCATAGTTACGACAATGAATGGAAATTCTGTAACAGGTCCCGCAGTTTTATATAATGGAATGCAACAAGGCTATTTGAATCTTTTTGCGTTACGCGGTGCAAAATTTACAGATTCGACGGCGAAATATGCAAATTATTTCGGATACAATCATCCACATCAACTTAGAGCAATTTTAATGTGGGATGTAATGTTGACTGATTCTGAAATTAAAGACGTTTATGACACATTTCCATCAAGTGCAATGGCCACTTGGGACGGGTAATAATATAAAGTTTTACAATTGCTATATAATGCTATATACTAAATAAATAAAAACTATTATATATACAATATAACTTTTAAAACAAACGGAGAAAACTATGGATAATGAACAGCCTAATATTGAAATTACACCAAATGATCTGGTAGTAATTCGTCAGGTAATGGATATTGCAACACAATCAGGCGCTTTTAAAGCTGCAGATTTAACAACAGTAGGCACAGTATATGATAAAGTAAACGGTATTGTTGAGAGTTTAATTGCTCAACAAAATGCAGCAAAAGATAATGATGTAGAATCTGTTGATGCCGAAGTAGTTAAAGAATAATTACTACCCCACTCACTAAGAAGAATCTTATTATAACAGATTCGTAGGATTTGTCAAGTGAATTTTTTGTTATAAATTATAAGGAAAGTTTCATGGCACCTAAAAAACCAAAGCAGTTACAGACAGAATCAAAGTATGAATATTTAGATAGGGACGGAGATGGTATTATCTCTGATGAAGAAATGGCTAATGAAAAGCGAATGATTGAACTAGAAGATATGCGTTCTGATATGGAGAATGAAGATAAGAAACAAGATGCACAAAGAGCAATGGCTTGGTTTGCTCTTGCAGGTATGCTGTTGTATCCATTTGCTGTTGTTATTGCGTCTTGGATAGGTCTAGAAAAAGCACCCAATATTCTTGGTGATATGGCACCAACATACTTTGTTTCTGTTGCTGCTATTGTTGCAGCATTTTATGCAAAAGAAGTTATGCATAAAAAATGATTGACGATCACATAGAGATATGCTATAATTGCAAATGTAAATCTCATTGTGGTAAAGAATGTGAATCTTGTAGAAATGATGTTTGTTACAGATGTAAGTGTGACAAATGTAAATAATTGGAATTGTATTATGAAAAGATTGATTTATCAAGTTTACGTTGGAAAACGTTCAAAACTTTATGACCATTGTGTTGAATCTGTAAAAGAATATTGTAAAAAACATAATATTCATCATGAGGTTCAAAGAACACCTATTCTTATGATAAAGCCAGATGTATTTGCTACAAATCGTAGTAAAGAATCTTATGAGAAATATGGTGGCTATCTTCCAATATATGAAAAAGAAAATGCATTTGCATATTTAAAAACTTATGATCAAGTTGCAATAATTGATGCTGATGTTTGGATTCGTCCTGATGCTCCAAATATCTTTGAGGATCTTACTGACGAATATGATTTTGGTGGAGTTGTTGAACGCGATATGCCTTTAACAGATCAATATGTTGCAAAAATTGTAAATTATTCCCGTATGCAGTACAGCAATATTAAAAGCGTTAATTGGAAATGGAATAATCGTGGTGCTGAATTTATGAATATGGGCATCATGGTTATGAATAAATCAATTGAAAAGTATCTCAGAGGCGAGACTCCAACACAATTTATTAGACGACCAGAATTTAAACCATTCGTTGATGGTCTAGGCGCTTGGAAGTGGTCTACTGATCAGACACTTCTCAATACTTGGATCAAAGAAGAAAAGATGAAAGTTAAGAATATGGACTGGCATTGGAATGGTTTATTTGCCGCTAATACAAAAATAAAAGAATGCCACTTTGTTCATTTTTTCTTAAAAGACAAATTGCCAAATCGTGGTGAAAATGTCGATCAGCTACGGGAAATGGTCGAATGAATTGTGATATGATCTATATTGAAGGTCATATTGAGTCGATGAAACAATCAACTCAAGGTATGTCCTCATTTGAAATATATGACGGCTGGGATGTAAACAAATACGTAGGAGTTACACCTGAAAATGTAAAAAGTTGTGATGAATTTAATTGGAAAATTATTGAAAATAGCAGACTACATAATTTCAAGCAAGAGAATGAAAATAGATTTCTTACTAAATTAAGCTGTGTTATAAACCATATCAAATTTTGGAGAAGAGTTGTTGATGCAGATGAAACTATGGCATTTCTAGAACATGATGCAGTTTGTACAGGCGATTGGAAAAATCCAGATTTTGATGAATACTTGATATTAAATATTCATCATGCATTTAGACCACCAAACAAATTAGGACTAAAGCAATTTGCACATGTAAAATTTTCAAAAGAAAAAGAAGTTCAAAATTTACCTGAAGATTATCCATTAAAGTATTACAGAGATAATTATTGGAAAGATAGTTTTATGGCACCAGGTACTGGTTCATATGCAATCACACCAAAAGGTGCAAAAAACATGCTAAAAGTAGCAGAGAAGTCTTTAGATCAATCTGATTTTCTATTAAATACATATAATGTAAATATACAATATCTATCTCCATCACCAGTAAAGTTTAACAACGTTAATTTAAGTACATCTTATGGAATTTAACAATGTTTTTGAATTTATATAATACTCCAAAAAATTTAGGTGATAAGATTGATAGTATTTTATATGCTCATGCTTTAGCAGTACATGAAAATACTACTGTCAAGCTTAGGTGTGATATTCCAGAAAAAGCTTTATTCAATAATTTCATAAATGCAAATTCTGCAAGAGTGGAATTAGTAGATCATATGGAAATAAAATCGATTAACATTAGTTGGGAAGAGGCAACTTCTGCAAAAAACGAAATAATAAGTGAAAAAAATCTTAACAAAATATTTAATTTAACTAGAAAAAATGTTCAAGAAACAGATTTAGAATTGCCTGAAAATTATATTACGGTTCAATGGGATGCACAACAAAACTATCGTGTGATGAAACCTAAAAGACTAAAAACTATAAAAAAGTTTTATTCTAACTATAATTCATTAGCAATTGGTGGTGAAGCAACGAATTCTAAACTCACAGGAAAATCTTCTAATATAAAACATATGTTATATGCTTTATCAAAAGCAGAACTTCACGTTGGATCAGCTTCCGGTATTATGAATTTAGCTAAGTTTGTAATGCCTCTTGAAAAAATACATATTTACATCAGACTATATAAAAGACCAAACGATGCCCGTTTTCCTAATGGATATACTGCGGCAGAACAAATAATACGATTGGGTAAATGGGGAATACCTGTAAATCCTTTTGAAGATGGAAGCAAGCCCGATGCTGATGGCAGGTGGGACCAGGGAACAGATGAATTGATAGAGCAAATTTTTAATCAGAAAAGGAAAATTAAATGAGGGCATCAGATTATTCATCATTTAAAACATTAGAGGAATGTGTTGAAAATATATATCCTGAACTTCAGCCCTTAGATCCTTGGACCGCTAGAAGAAATGAGGCATTAAAAGAGTGTGCTGCACAATCTAACACGGTAAAAGAGTTTGGAATTTTTCAAGGAAGTGCTTTAGCAATTATGGCTTCAGCAAAACCAAAAAATGTAATAGGACTTGATATAAATCTTTCATCATATCATAAAACAATGTCTACAAAATTTGAAGATTTTGCCTTTAGACATAATATAAATTTACAAATAAAGCAATGTTCTAGTTTAGATTTAGCATCAATGGGTCAATGTGATACGCTCCATATAGATAGTCATGCTACAGTAAAAGGAAATGCTGCAGCAACAGTTAAAAATCTATTAAGAGAACTGGAAATGCACAATGGTAGTGTTAGTAAATATATCATGTTTCATGATATACTTCAAAATAATAACGCTATGGGTAATAATATCAAAAAATGGTTAAAAAGTAATTCCAGTTGGAAAATAAAAGAAGAAGAAACACGAGGAAAATGTGGATTTATGGTAATTGAGAAAAAATAAAATGATCAAAGCATTTAAATTTGAAAGTAATAACTGGTCGCAAGAAAGACAAGATAACAATGAAGTTTTACGTTGCGGTATTGGTTACAATGGTCATGAAGGAACAAATCTTCATGTAGATGGTATTTTACCATATTGCAGAAAAGAAAGAAGAAACGCTATAGATGTTGGTGCAAGATATGGTGCGTTTGCAATGCAGTTTCAAAAAGCTGGATATAAACATGTATATGCTATTGAAATGCTACCTAAGTTTATGAAACCTATGTCTATGAATTTAGATTTATCAAAGGCAACCGTGTATAACTTTGGTGCATTTGATAGAACTATTAAAGCAACCAGATCAGGTAAAACCACAATAAACATAGGACTCGGTAACCAACAAATGCATTCAATTGACGATCTATATTTAAAAGATATTGATCTTATTAAAATTGACTGTGACGGTCCTGATAGGCTTATTCTTAATGGATCTATCGAAACTATTACAAAATATAGACCCACAGTTTACATTGAGTTTGATAACGGTCAAATAGAGTGGGAATCAAAGTATTTGAAAGGCGAATTGAAAACTAAAGATGATATATGGAAAATATTGCGTGAAAAGAATTTAGATTATGAAATGATTGTTGCTAAATGGAAAGGTTCCGAATATTTTCCTGAACAGAACAGAGCAAATTTAGTACTAGTACCAAAAGAGAATTTATAAAATGAATACTATTGAATATGAAAATAAAATCTATCCTGAGTTTCAAACAAACGGTAATGCTGCAAGATTTATAATGCCATTTGCAAAAGAAGTTTTGTTTGGTAAAGGACTAGATATTGGTTGTATGAAAGCAGAGTGGTCTTTTCCAGGGTCAATTCCTATCGATCTTACATTTGACGACCAATGGGAAGCTATGAATTTACCAGATGAAAAGTATGATTATATTTTTTCATCACATTGTTTAGAACATCTAAATGATTGGGTAGGTGTTCTAGACTATTGGACAACAAGACTTAAATCTGATGGTATAATGTTATTATATCTTCCACATTATTCACAAACTTATTGGAGACCTTGGTCAAATAGAAAGCATGTAAATATACTACAACCCGAACATTTAAATGACTATTTTAAAGCTAGAAATTTTAGTAAAATATTTGTAACGCCGGGACCAGATTTATACAATGCATTTTCATGTTTAGTGAGTAAGTAAGTGGGTATTGGCGATGATCTACTTTTCTTAGGAGAAGCTGAGGCACTTCATAAAATAACGAATAAAAAGATACAACCTCTTTATGGTAGAGGCTGGTCTCCTCTTTTCGATAATGTTGAATTTTTAACAAAAAATAAAACTGAAGATAGTGTTACTTTAAATACAAGAGATACTAAATCTCCTAGCGATTATCATGTAAATTATTATGAAGATAAAAAAAAATCAGGAAGAATGATTTTTAGACCATATAAACTAAAAAAGTTTTATCTAAGATTTACTAAAGAAGAATTAAAAAAAGCAGATCGTATTATAGAAGAACAAAATTTGTCAAGATTTATGGTAATAAATCCAGATTTTAAAAGTTCTTTCTATAGTAATAATAAAAACTGGGGATTTGAAAAATATCAAGAGTTGACAAATCGTATGTCGAAACATATTAGTGTATTAAGAGTATTTCCTGGCAATAGTTCTGGTGGCCACTATAACGCTCCTTTACTAGATAATGCAATAAATGTAATCAGTAATGATGTTAGGGTTTCATTTGCAATCATGAGAAAATCGGTTTTAGGTATAGGCTATGATGGGTTTTTTATTCACGCATTAAGTGGAATGAATATTCCGTGTGTTGTTATATTTGGAGGTTTAGTGTCTAAAAAGATTATGAGTTACGAACAGAATATATCTTTAGAATATGATCATCCTATGACTCCTTGCGGTATGACAAAAGATTGCTCACACTGTAAAGAAGCAAACGAATATATTACAGTTGATATGGTAGAAGAAGCATGTCTAAAATTATTATAAATGGTGGATATGATATACTGCATATAGGACATATTAATCTAATTAATTATGCAAAATCTCTTGGTAATTATTTACTGGTTGCACTTGACACAGACGAAAGAATATCGTATAATAAAGGTAAAGATAGACCTGTAAATAACTTAAAGACTAGAATGACTATAATTAGAAATTTAAAAGCTGTAGATGAGGTTCAGTGTTTTGGAAGTGATGAAGAATTAATTAATTTATTTAAAGTATTTAAGCCCGATATGAGAGTAATAGGATCAGATTGGCAAGGTAAGATTATTGTGGGAAGTGAATACAGTGGAGAAATAATTTTTTATGAAAGAAAAGACGAAAATTCAACCACCAAAACTTTGGAAAATTATGTTAATAGGAGACGCATGTGATGATATTTATCATTACGGTCAAATTAATAGAATAAGTCCAGAAGCACCAGTTCCAATATTTGACGAATTGCGTACAGAAACAAAACAAGGTATGACGCATAATGTACTAAAGAATATGCAAAATCTTGGCCTCAATCCAAATTCTATGACTAAACTATGCGATGAAAAGCATAGGTATATTGATGAGAAATCTATGCAGCAAGTTATGAGAGTTGATATTCGTGTTGGACAAGACATTGATATTCCTAATGTCGCTATTGGAACTATAGATTTTGAAAATTATGATATGGTCGTTATCTCAGATTACAATAAAGGTTTTATATCATATGAAATGATTGAATCTATACGCGACAGGTGCGAGTGTCCTATTTTTGTAGACACAAAGAAAAATAATCTTTCAAGACTTGAGGGTTGTATTCTAAAAATTAATGACAATGAATATTCAAAGCTTATTAGCGAATGTTCAGATATGATAGTTACTTATGGTGGTAAAAAAGTGGTTTGGAATGATGAAATATATTATCCTCCAAAAGTAAATGTGCATGATGTTTGTGGTGCAGGAGATACTTTCTTAGCCGCTCTATGTTATGGGTACACTATATATCAATGTATTCCAGATTCTATAGAATTTGCAATGAAAGCTGCAGCGGAATCAGTAAAACATTTTGGAGTCTATGCTCCTACATTAAAGGAAATAGAAGATGGATCAGCAAGTATTTGAAGGAGTTATAGGTGAAAAAAAAGCGATTGTTCACGCAAACGGTAATGATGCTGAATCTTTTTACTACATAAATGGCGAGAAGGTAGGCGGCAAAAAATATAATAATTGGACGCTAGATACAGGTTCTCGCAGACCTGCGATATCAGAAACTTTAGAATGGTTGGGATAAATGAGACTTAAAGGTAAAGTTGAAAAGGGTTGGGGACACGAAACAATCTTTGCTACAAATGATTTGTATTGCGGAAAACTTTTAGTATTTGAGAAAGCCAATTCTCAGTTCTCCATGCATTTTCATTCAGAAAAAGATGAAACTTGGTATATACATTCTGGTATTTTTAACGTTGATTGGATAGACACTAAAGATGCATCAGAACATACTCAAGCTTTAAAAGAAGGAGATACTTGGAGAAATATACCACTATTTCCTCACAGATTAAGATGTATAAAACCAGGAACTATTATTGAAGTTTCTACACCAGATTCTGTTGAAGATAACTATAGAGTTTATAAAGGTGATAGTCAAAGTTGATTAATAGGTGTAATATATTAGGTAATGGTAAATCTAGGAATTTATTCAAAGATGACGGTAGTTTTAAAATAGCATTGAACTACTATTCAGTTGAAAATCCTGATATTCTTTTAGCTATTGATAAACTGTCAATTAGATATCTAGAAAAAAATAATTTTTTTAATACAAATACCATTATAAATGATAGCTATGAGACAGACAATTCAAATGTAATAGGTAGAGTGAATTCCAGACTAGACCATTTAGAAGTCGATATAAAAAAATACGGCAGAAAATTTGTAAATTTAAATGCTGGGCACGCAGCTTATCACTGGGCAAGAAGTCAAAAATACGATGAAATTTATTTATGGGGGTTTGATGTTTTATACAATAAATCTTTAGTTAGTCTGAGCGATACAATTTTCGGTCATACTGAAAATTATAAAAAAAGTGCTAAATTTGCAAGAAAAGCCGAATATTATATTGACGTATGGGAAAAAATAATAGATATGCCGACTTATGTGAAAATACCTAAAAATGAAAAATTAGTTACAAACAATAAAAATATTATAGGTTTAGAATGTTAAGGAGATATTCATGAATTTAAAAGCTTGCTTAGACAAATATGAATGTGATAAAGGTTACAAGCACCACTATCATTTAGAATATGAAAAAGAACTTGAAAAAGTTAGAGATGAACCTGTGAATTTTCTAGAAATAGGAGTTTGGCATGGGGCAAGTACTGCAGCTTTTCATGATTATATGCCAAATGCTACATTCTGGTGTGTAGATACATTTGAAAGGGTCAATGCATCTAAAATAGAAGTTTTAAATCGAGATAGAGTAAAGTGGTTAAAAGCGGATAGCACTACAGATACTTTTAATCAGGAGATGAAAGATTGGATAGGTAATGTAGAATTTGATTTTGTTATTGATGATGGCAAACATACGCATACCGCAAATAAGCAGACATTTGATAGTTTGATTGAATTTGTAAAAGATGGTGGAATATATTGGATTGAAGATGTTTTTGCTCTTGATAAAATGTCAGAAAAATGGGTAAATGATTACTGGACAAAAAAGAAAATTAAAAGAGGAACTGTGGGTCTAGTGCCTATGGCAGCACTTAAAGGTAGTTTGATGCAATATAAAATGGAAGAAATCAATCATTTAGATTTATCTGGAGAACCTGATAGCTACATTTATAAGGTAACAAAGTAAATGAAAACTTTGATATTTCAAGTTTCTATAGGTGCAAGTGGCTACAAATATACTAAAGGTTATGAAAATGAATTTGAAAAGTATTTTATTCCTTCGGTAAAAAGATATTGTGAAAAATATACTTATGATTACAAAATGATTACTGAGTGGCCAACAGATCACGATCCTTGGTTTTTTAATAATAGCAATAAACCTAGAAATTATGATTATACTCAAGGCGGAAAAAATAAAGCAAGTACACTAGTAAGATACTTACATATGAATCAGTCTGGATACGATAGAATTGTATCATTAGATAATGATATTTTTATTACTGACACTGCGCCAAGATTGCCTGATATTAAAGGGCATTGTGCATGTAAAGATCCTGGAAAATCGTGGGAAACAATACGAAAATCATTCAAATTGCCAGAAGATACATTTGTAAATGCTGGAGTACAAATGGTAGATGTATGGACAGGCAGAAAAATATATAAGCATTTTGCAAATATTTGTGATAATAAAATACCGCCACCATTAGGATACAAATCAGATCAAAGCTACATGAATCATTGGCGTTCACAAAATCATGAATTATCTACCGTTTTAGGAGAAGAGTGGAATTATTTTATAGGATCACATATAAGCAATAGAATAGAAAATACTAGTGGAAAAAACTTTTTACACTATGCAGGCATGGGCAGAGAAATGATTGAAAGAGATATCAATAACGGAACTATACAATGAAAATATTCATCACAGGCATAGCAGGATTCATAGGCTATCACCTTGCGAGAAAACTTTTTTCTCAGGGTCACCATGTATTGGGTATTGATAGCTATAATAATTATTATGATGTTTCTCTTAAAAGATCACGCGCTGCAAAACTAGAAGATTTAGGAATTGAAGTTTCTTATGGAGATTTAACTTCAACTACATTTAAATCTGATTGGTATGATAAGCTTGAGGGTATTGATGCTGTTATACATTTAGCAGCATATGCAGGAGTTAGATATTCATTAGAGTTTCCTAAGCTATACATTAACAATAACATAATTGGAACACAAAATCTTATTGAAGCATGTGAACATTGGGAAGTTAATAAAGTTCTATATGCATCAACATCATCTGTGATGAACGGTAATCCCGTTCCATGGGATGAAAATACAAAGCTACATAATCAGAAACATCCTTATGGATATTCTAAAGTTGTAAACGAATCTCAATTTCAAATGAGCAGTATTGAAAACACTATTGGCATGAGATTCTTTACTGTTTACGGACCTTGGGGTAGACCAGATATGGCACTTTTCGATTTTACAAAGAACATTCTTGCTGGCAATGAGATTGCTGTATTTAATAATGGTGATATGGTACGCGACTTTACCTATGTTGATGATATTATAGATGGAGTAACAATTTTGTTAGCGCAATCAGGAAAACATATATATAATATTGGAAGAGGGGAAAAAGTTCAACTCATGGATTTTATAGACGAAATCGAAAAGAACTTAGATCAAAAAGCAAAAATAAAAATGGCACCCATGCATCCCGCAGACGCAAAAGAAACTTGGAGTGATACTACTAAATTGAAGGCTTTAGGTTATAATCCTAAAGTATCAATTGAGGAAGGTGTATCTAAATTTGTGCATTGGTATAAAAATTATTATAAGATAAATTAGATTATTGCGAAAGAACATAAATGAAAGCATATTGTATTACATTGAAAGACGATAGCACTAGTGAAACTGGTTTTAATAAAGTGTGGCAAAGTGCCAGGGAATTAAATTGTAATTTCTATGTACAACGATTTGATGCCACAAGTTCTAAAGATGCAATGAAAGAATTAATGCAATGGGATTTAATGTGGAACTATCCATGGGAAGGTAAAGTCACTGACATTGCTACAGGTCTAGTAAAATCTGCATATCCTACAGCAGTCAAAGAAAAACGAATTGCGTGTGCTATAAGTCATTTTAGACTATGGACAAAATGCTTTGAAATAAAAGAGCCAATTCTTGTATTAGAACATGATGCAGAATTTATAAAAAAGTTAGATTATCAATACATTTTGGATTCAAAATATCAAGTAATAGGTATTAATAATCCAATTGGCGCTACTAGACGCGCAAGACAGTATTACGATATTATTCAAAGAAATCGTAATATCATTCAAGAAATACCAACTATTGACGAATGGAATATTCCGCAAGGTCTAGCGGGAAATTCTGCATATATTATTAAACCGGAAGGCGCGGAAAAACTCATATCAAACGCATTTAGTTATGGTCTTTGGCCTAACGATGCTCTTATGTGTAGGCAACTAGTTGACGATATGGGTGTGACTAAAACCTTCTATACTAAAGTCCAAGGACTTCAATCAACTACAACTCAATAGAAAGTGAGATAAAGAAAAATGAAAAAACTTTTAGCAATCGTAGCAGCGGGAATGATGTTAGCAACAAGCGCATTCGCTGGGGATACAGTAAAAGTAGGGTTCGTATACGTAGGACCAGTGGGTGATCATGGATGGACATACCGCCATGATATCGGTCGACAAGATGTAGAGGCGCATTTTGGCGATAAAGTTGAAACTATGTATGTAGAAAGTGTTAGCGAAGGACCAGATGCAGAAAGAGTTATAAACTCAATGGTTTTGCAAGGCGCTGATATTATTTTTACAACATCATTTGGGTATATGGATGCCACATTGAAAATAGCTAAACGTTACCCTGATGTTAAGTTTGAACATGCTACTGGTTATAAGCAAGCACCTAATATGTCCAGTTATGGTCTAAGACTATATCAGGCACGTCATGTTCAAGGTGTGATTGCTGGATTAATGACAAAAACAAATAAAATTTGTTATGTTGCAGCATATCCAATTCCAGAAGTAATCCGTGAAATTAATACTTATTATCTAGGCGCAAAAAGTGTAAATCCTGATGTTGATATTGATATCGTATGGGTAAATACTTGGTATAATCCTGGAAAAGAATCTGATGCTGCAAAAGTTCTTATGTCGCAAGGCTGTGATATGGTTGCACAACACACAGATTCTCCCGCGCCACTTCAGGCCGCAGAACAACAGGGTAAACATGGTTTTGGACAAGCGTCTGATCAAAGAAAATTTGCTCCAGATGCACAACTTACAGCAACTATCGATAACTGGTCACCTTACTATATTCGTAAAGTGCAAGCAGTAATTGATGGTAATTGGGAAAGTGAAAACTATTTCGGTCATATGAATGAAGGTGTTGTTCAAATGGCACCATTCACAAATATGCCATTTAATGTTAGAGCAAAAGCGCAAGCTGTGAAAGACGCTATTAACAATGGCGAATTTTTTGCTTTCACTGGACCAATTTATGATAATGAAGGAAATCTGCAATTGGCAGATGGTGAGGTTGCAACTGATATGCAACTTAATTCAATGAATTATTATGTTGAAGGAATTGATGCGAAAGTACCTTAAATAATTAATAACGGAGACTCCATTGGAGTCTCCAACTTTAGGAATGATTGAATATGAATAATGTAACATTAAATAATGCGCCAGCGGCATCAGCAATCCCACCAAAAATGCAATTACTTTCTCATGGTACATACGTTTTTATGGGCGATGTATCAATGGATACAATGAGTCCAATCGTTGATTGGATATTATCAGAAAATATGAAAAGAAGTGATAAACCAAAAGAATTAACATTAGGAATTTGTTCAAGGGGTGGAGATTTAAATGCTTGTTTTGCCTTAGTTGATGTTATGAGAGCATCAACAATTCCTGTTAAAACTGTTGGTTTGGGTATGATTGCATCTTGTGGATTGCTATTATTCATATCCGGTAAAAAAGGTAAAAGAATTCTCACGCCAAATACTGCAATTTTATCTCACCAATATTCGTGGGGTAGTGTAGGTAAAGAACATGAGTTATTCGCAAGAGTAAAAGAAATGGAACTTACAACTGAGAGAATGATTAATCATTATAGAAAATGTACTGGATTAAATGAAAAAAAGATAAGAGATTTTTTACTTCCTCCAGAAGATGTTTGGTTAAGTGCAACAGAAGCAAAAAATTTAAAACTTTGTGATAAAATAGAAGATATACAATAAAAAAATGCTAAATACATCTAATGAGTTGGGGAGCCTTAGGGCTCCCTTATTTTGAGGAGAGAGAAAGAAAATGACGCAACTAATAAACCCACGAAAATTTACTAACGCAGTGTCCCTATTGAGGGACTTTTTTTTGACTAAAGGCTTTGAGGAAGTACATACGCAAAATAGATTGAGCATCTTAGCAGCTTGTGAAGATCCTGAAAACGTAGCAAGTTACAATTATGAAGGCCAAGTCTGGCCATTACCTCAAACTGGCCAGATGTGGCTAGAACATGAATTACTTACCAGCCCCGATTCAAAGGGGTTTTTTTGTGTCTCAACGTCATATCGACAAGAGCCTAACGCAATTCCCGGTCGTCACGATACAATCTTTCCAATGTTTGAATTTGAAATGCCTGGTGACATTAATGATTTGAAACGTATGGAATATGAACTTTGTGATTTTTTAGGTTTTGGTACTATCACAGAAAAAACGTATAATGAATGGCAGCAACATTATGGCGTAAGTGCTAAAACAGAACTAGATGCACAACACGAATTAGCAATGCAAGCATCATTCGGTCCTTGTATGATTACAGACTTTCCAGAAATGACTAGTCCGTTTTGGAATATGAGTCGTAACGAAGATGGTACTAGCCGAAAGATTGATGTTATTCTTGGTGGTATGGAAACAATTGGTAGTGCCGAACGCAGTATTGATAAAGAACAGATGAGAGATACATTTCATACAATTTCTGATGGAGAGTACGCAGGACTTATTAAGAGTTTATTCGGAGATGATAGAGTTGAGGCAGAACTTGAAAAGTTTCTTGAATTTGATTTCTTTCCAAGAGTTGGCGGTGGCATCGGGATGACGCGAATGATTGCAGCCCTAGACAAGCTGTAAACTAATCTGAGGTGGTGGAATTGGTAGACACGCGGTACTGTTTATACCGTGAATATATACTAGCGTAAATGTATATTTATTCGTGCAGGTTCGACTCCTGCCCTCAGAGCCAAAGGAAATAATAATGATACCTGTAATTGATTTTAATTCTCCATACGCAAATCAACATATTGAAGATGCTTATACATCTGTAGGTTTTGCGGTATTTACTAATTGCTTGACAAAATCTGAAAAATCTGATATGATTAGTTGGTTCAGTGAAATGAAAGCGTTTTTTAATTTACCTGATGAAATAAAGAAAAAGTATCCATATGAAGGAGACACTAATCTAGGCTATAGTATGGTAGGAGATGAAAATGTCGATCCTACTGCACCGAAAGATATTAAAGAAAGTTTTAATTACAATAACACAAGAATGGGTGAGCATCTTTGGCCAAGAGAATTGCCAGGATTTAAAGCAACAGCATTGCAAAGTATTGATGTTGCAGATAAACTTACACTTAGAATACTGAGTAGATTTGATGAAATTTTAAAATGCGGATCTACGCTTGTAGATGCTCATATGCAGCCATTCAATACTACAAGGGTTATTCATTATCCCGCATATGAAGGAGAAATAACAGATCGACAAATGAGAATTGGTGAACATAGCGACTACGGAACTATTACACTACTTTGGCAAATAAACGATGTTCCAGGATTGCAGGTACAAGATTTAAAAGGCGAATGGCATCCAGTGCCATATAATGTCGATGGTGTGGTTGTGAATATTGGTGATCTACTTCAGAGATGGACAAATGATTACTTTAAAAGCACAAAACATAGAGTAGTTAATTCACATATACATAAAACTAGATTTAGTATGCCACATTTTGTTGATCCTACTCCGGGTACTATAGTAGATAATTTACGTTTTCACGAAGTATCTAAGTATCCGCCTATTGAGAGTAAAGAATATTTGATGTGGAGACTAGCACAAAGTTATTAAGGTTATACATTATGAAATTGACATTATTAGGATATGGATTTGTAGGCAAAGCTGTTTACAACGTTTTAAAAGATCATCATGATATCACAATTGTTGATCCAGAATACAACGATAATAAGATAGAATATCAAGGTGATTCAGATGGTTATATCATTTGCTTGCCAACACCAGAAGGTAAAAATGGTGAATGTGATATGAGCATTATATTTGAAATGCTCAATAGAATTCCAGTTGCAACTATAAGTCCATCAAACATTCTTATAAAGTCAACTATGTCAATGGAAGGCTGGAGAGAAATTGAACAAACGCATAATTATTTAAACATATGTTTTTCTCCAGAATTTTTAACTGCAGCAAATGCAAATGAAGATTTCAAAAAACAGACAGAAATGTTTTTTGGTGGAGGTGATGAATATTTTTGGGTAGATATTTTTAATCCATGTAAAAAATTTACAGCAATCTTTTCTTCAATACCTGAACTTATCTTAATGAAGTATATTAGAAATTCTTTCTTGGCAACAAAGGTAGCATTCTTTAATGAAATTTATGATCTTTGTTCTAAAATGAATTTACAGTACGATGAGGTAAGTTACTTAGTGGGTATGGATGAAAGAATAGGATATTCACATATGAAAGTTCCTGGTCCAGATGGTAGAGGTTTTGGTGGTGCATGTTTTCCTAAAGACACAAAAGCACTATACAATTCTGCAAAACTCAAAGATCAGTCTCTAGACATTCTTCACGCTGCTATCACCTCAAATGAGAAGGTAATAAAAGACAATGTTTAAATTTTTTACTTCAAAACACTGGATGCATTGGTCAATCTTTGGAACACTCTTGATTTTATTTTCTACTTGGTATCAGGTACAGATTGATGTTGCGATAAATGAATGGTTTGGCGATTTTTATAATAATCTCCAAGAAGCATTAGCTACACCTGGTAGTATTACTGCCGCAGAATTTTATGGATCATTAGCATCCTTCGGTTGGCTGGCAGCAAAGTTTATTGCTATTGCAGTAGTCACTAAATACTTTGTATCTCATTGGATATTCAGATGGCGCACTAGTATGGTTGAGTATTACCATGATAAGTTCAAGTATGCTAGAAGTCTAGAAGGTGCGTCACAACGTATTCAAGAGGATACTATTAAGTTTGCTAGAATTATGGAAGACTTAGGTGTTGGTCTTATGGAGTCAATTATGACTTTAATTGCTTTCATTCCTATTCTTATTGGTCTATCTGCGGCAGTTACACATTTGCCAATACTAGGCGAAGTTTCTAATTCTCTTATGTGGGTAGCACTTGCAACAGCATTAGGAGGTACGCTGTTGCTTGCTGCAGTAGGAATCAGACTACCTGGAATTGAGTACGACATTCAAAAACGTGAAGCTGGTTACCGTAAAATTTTAGTACATGCAGAAGATGATCCTAGAGCAGGTCAACCCAAAACTCTTGCAGAATTATTTGATTGGGTAAGAGATATTCATTTTAAATCATATTTTCATTATGCTTATTTCAACATGGCAAGATATTCATATTTTCAAGGTATGGTTCTTGTTCCGTATCTTGCATTGGGTCCTACAATTCTTGCGGGAACAATCACATTAGGTGCTCTACAACAAACTATAAGAGCGTTTGGTAGAGTAGAAAGTAGTTTGCAGTATGTTGTTAAATCTTGGGCTGTTGTGGTTGAATTGATAAGTGTTTGGAAAAGATTGAGAGAATTTGAAGTTCAAATTAAGATTGGTGAATCTTCAGATCCACGTTGGAGAGGATAAATGAAATCATATGTAATAACAATTCAAGAAATGTCTCACTCCATAAGATCGGCAAATAAATGTATTATGTCTGCATCTGATTATGATATTGAAGTTGAAATATTTGAAGCAATAACTCCTAATCATAATCCTGTAAAGATGTTGAAAGACAAGGGAATTGGTGATACAAACTTTAATGAAGTTTATTCTAGAACAGACCGATGCATTTCTGCATTTCTATCTCACCATACACTCTGGGAAAAATGTGTTGAGGATAATGAACCATATTTAATATTTGAACATGATGCCATTATTGAAACTATTATTCCGCAAACAATTTTAGATTTTGAGATTGAGCCTAAATTAATCAGTTTTGGTGCGCCATCGTATGGTAAATTTAATACTCCTCAAAGCTTAGGATTAAATAATTTAATGTCTAAGCAGTATCTTCCTGGTGCCCATGCATATATGCTTAATCCTGAAGCAGCTAAAAAACTAATAGAGTCTGCAAAAACAGATGCTGGACCAACAGACGTATTTTTAAACAATGCTAGATTTAATTTTTTATATGAATGGTATCCTTATCCTGTTATTGCAAAAGATACGTTTACAACCATTCAAAGAAAAGAAGGTTGTTTAGCTAAACATAGTTATGGTGATGGTACGAAATATGGCATTATTTGATAAAATATTTTTAACAGGTTGTGACGCTAGCCATCAATGGATTCTACCTTGGTTTCTATCTGGATATACTGCACATAATGATATACCTTTGGTGTTCGCAGATTTTGGAGTCACAGTAGAATGTAAAAATGAATTACTTGAAATGGGATTTGACCACATTATTGATATGACTCACACTGAAGATAAGGGTTGGTTTAAAAAACCCAAATCCATGATTGAAGCGTCTAAAATTGCAGATGCGGTTTGTTGGATTGATACTGATATTGAAATATTAAAGAGTATGAAAGGTGCATTTGTTTATGTTGAGCCTAATAGAATTGCGATGGTAGAAGATAAGCCTTGGACAAAACGAATGGGAAATCAAGGTGCTTGGTACAACAGCGGTGTTGTTGCTTTTGAAGGTTGCCCAGATATTCTATCGCGCTGGTCAAAAGAAGTTGAAACTAATCCTACTAGGGGGGACCAAGAAACTCTGCATTTCATGCTTCCTGATGCACTTAGCAAACGCATACATATTACAGATTTGCCTAATGAATATAATTGGTTAAGATTGCAGTTAGAACATGATAATCAAGATAGTAAAGCTAAGAAAGCTATTCATTGGACAGGTGAAAAAGGTAAAGATAGAATTAGGAGTATAATAAAGAATGGCTAGTATTGCTCATATTATAGGTAACGGTAAGAGTGCCGGATTATATCAACCAGCAAAAGGTTTAAAAATTGTATGCAACTTACCTCCTATGGAAGTCAATAATATATACACTACTGTAATGGTAGATTTTAAAATGATGAAAGCAATTCATGAGGGTCATGTAGTAGTTCCTGGCGACTGGGTATTAGGCGCGAGACCTAAGAAGTGGATGGAAATGCGTAATGATTTTTATATAAAATACTCAAAGCAAATAAAAGAATTTTATACAGTATTACCAAAATATGCTCCCAACTATACAGATTTTAATTGTGGCCACATGGCAGTACACTATACCATAAATAAGTTAGAGCGTGATGAAATTCATATGTATGGTTTTGATAGTATTTTTGGATTTGATATCACAAGTTATTCTGATTTGTATTTGCCATCACCAAGAGATACTTTAAATACTCAAAGATTAACAGAAAATTGGAGACCAATCTGGCATCATATGTTTAGAGAATTTCCAAAGGTTAAATTTGTGATACATCAAGACAAGGGTAATTCTCTAATAAAACTACCACAAAATGTGGAAGTATTTCATCCAAAAAAGACTGCAATAAAAGAAGTTTCTGCAAGATAGTGGTTGACAAAGTGGTTCTATTATGTTACTTTATAAGAGTAAAGAGAATCACTTAGGAGATAGAGATGCTAAACTTCACAATTCAACCCAACGAGACATTCAATTATTCAGTCCTCGAAGAGTTTTGTGAAAGCCATGAACTATTCGCTCAAATGAATAGTGACAATACAATAACTTTCTATTCACTAGTTCTTGATACTGTTGAAGAAGCCCATGAACAACTTGAAGAATTAGTTATATCCACTAACGATTAATTCAGATAGAAAGAGAAACTTCCATGTACACTTACTTCATAGATACCCGCCAGCATCTGTTGCCATACAAATACATTGATGATTTTGCTTACAATCATAATATCGAACGCCGTGCAGTAAGCAATCCAACTCAAAGACCACGCTTTTTCTTTTTCTCAAAAAGCTATGAACAGCTAGAAAAAGCCCATAGAGAAATGCGTAATCTGACACCTACACCAATAAGAGAAATACGTTTAGATGAAGTTCCGCGTTCAAAAAGTTGCTCTTACGACGATTTACGAAAGCAGACGCCTTCTTCCGAACGATTATTCATACCAGTCTCATGATCTTAGATACATACAATCAGCCAAAAAAATTGACTACAGAGTTGCTTGACTCTGTAGTTGCTCATGCATCTGATATGCTTATGCTAGATGATTTAGATGAACTTCAATTAGTATTCAAAGGAGCAAATGGCGACAATTGCGGATACTTTGACGGCATTGGTGACGAGGAAGAAGGCGTTGCATCTATAGAGATTAACAGCAAAAAGTCTGTTGATGAAATAATCAAAACTATATTCCACGAATTAGTCCATGTTCAACAAGTTTTACATGAAATGTTTGACGATGTTGCAAAAACTTGGCATGGAGAATATTTTGGTGATTTAGATTATAACGATCTTCCTTGGGAAATAGATGCTTTTGAAAAAGAAGAAGCCCTCTTTAACACTTGGAAAAGTAGTGTCTGAAATATGTTTAACTACTAAATATAGTATGAGACAACTACAAATGCGGTAATATATGCATCACAACAAACCTGTTCCTGCGGATGATCCTCATGATGATTGGAGCAAAGACATTGACAAGCTATAAAAACTTGACAATACGCTAAAAATCTGATATCATAATTATGAAAAGAATCACTAAATATTAGCAAAGGAGTTGCTATGAGTGTAGACCGCGAAAAATTTACGGTGAAAGCCTACGATTTCACAGACGGAAAGTATCTACTTTCTGAATGGGTATCTGGATTTTCATATTCTCAAGCAGAAAGGTATCTTAAACAATTAAGAGATTCCAAATCTTTTGCTAGATTAGAAATGACTAAAGTAATTAAGGAGTATCCCTATGAGACTAGAAATTGATATTGAAGAAGGTCCGGAATATATGAGTGCTGACGAAATTGCGGTACATTCAATTTTAAATGGATATCACTTACCTAAAATAGATTATAAGAGAATTCATGATAAACTTATATCAGACTCATATAGTGGAAAACTAGGTCCTATGGATGAACGTGAAGTTGGATTTGCAATGATGCTAATTTCTGCAATGACAAACACAAAACTGGTTGACAAACCATAAAAATTATGATAAGTTACTAGTATAGAAAGAATCACTTGAAGGGATCTAAGATGATTGATATGAACACACCTCAACCCAATACCGACGACTCTCAATGGTGGGATGCTCGATTTAATGAAGTGAGTCGAATTTACGCAAATTCAATTCAAGGAGAACAGTCTGTATCGATGGTTCAAGCTAAAGTGGTTGATCCTCTATACGAACCACAGAATGGCATATACGAAACCGAATATAATGGTTTTGCAATTGCTCATGGTCCACAAAACTTAGTTCACACTAAAGAAGGCGTTTAATATGACTGATATTGAAATTCTTGCGGTACTAGGAATTATGATTTGTTCTTTTGCCGCTGGATATGTTTTCGGACTAAGACATGCTTGGAAAGATGCAAATAAAATACACAACTCTATGTATACGAGGTTCTAATGATTCGTAATAAAACACCTGCATCTGAAATTGTAATCGATCTAGATGGTCCTGATGGTAATGCATTTTTTCTTCTTGCAAAAGCAAAAGAATACGCTCACTATAAAGGCACTAGAGCATCACCTATAACCAGCGAAATGTGTGCAGGAGATTATTTTCATTTAGTGAAAATTTTTGATAAACATTTTGGTGATTTTGTCGTTCTAGAGAGTAGTAATGAAAAACTTATGGAGTTTGTAAATGCGAATTAATTCATACGGGCGTACTGCCTCAGTAATGTCAACAATGCAAAACCGTGCTATTCGTAAAACAGAGAAAACGGATTTTCTCACTGTAATGGAGTTACAACAAATGACCATGTCAAATAAAGATAGTTCAAATCATTTGTCTAATAGGCGTGAAGTCGATTTTGAAGCAATTGCTGACGCTATCATTAAAAGTGGTGATCTAAAAGTATGATCTTAAACGTTAGTGATAAAGCAAAGGAATACATGACCAATCAGTTAGTTTTGGCTGAAAAAAATTATGTACTCCTTGAAGTAAAGGGTGGTGGTTGTAGTGGATTTAAATATGAATGGTCATATGTTGAAGATGCTTCAAAGGGGAATCTGATTGATAATATTCTAGTTCTTGATGCAATGGCAGAAATGTTTGTGTTTGGATGTACTGTTGATTATATAACAGAACTTGGTGGTAATTATTTGACAGTACAAAATCCAAATGCAAAAGCACAATGCGGCTGCGGAGAAAGTTTTGCAGTTTAAATTTAAAGGAATAAAATTATGAGAGGACTAGCTTACAGACGCCAAAAGTTAAAGCTAAAAAAACACAAGGTTAAAAACTACCAGCATACAATTTGTCAGTTAGATAGTCCTAAATTGATTGGCATACATGCAACTTCTCCAAAAATTTGCTCTTGTCATATGTGTGGAAATCCTCGCAAGTATTGGAAAGAAGATACCTTCCAAGAAAAAAAGGCAAAATTGGGGGTTGACATTGACTTTGGATTATGCTAGTTTACTAGTATAGAAAGAATCACTTGAAAGGGTTCAAAAATGTTTGAAGTTGGAATGGGTGTTGTACGGCCTTACGCTTCTGGGCGTATTGGCATTGGTGAGATTTCATCAATCCACGATGATGCTGATGGCGAAACTCTGATCACTGTCATGTATAACGATGGGGCGGTAAAAGTCTATACCGAAAACTGTGTGATGAAAAATCTTGGTCGCCGCATAATTGTTACTGAAACTTCTTTTGCTACTATCTAAATAAAAGGTTGACAAGTACCACAGAATATGCTACAAAGTTAGTATAGAAAGAATCACTAGTCACTGAAAGGACTAAAAATGAATAATCAATCAAACCAAGTAGATTTCGTTTCAGCCCACAATGGTGGAATTCAAATGTTTTCTGCTGAAGGGTTAGTTGGTTACGGTAAAACACCAGAAGCAATTGCATATGTTCTAAATACTAAGGGAATTGCTGCTGAAATCTTTCAATCATCTTCTATGGACTTTGCCAGCGAATATGGTTTTGAAAATGATCAAGATGCTTCCTTTTTAATGAAAAAAGCTTTTGAATTAGTTTAAAATTAGAGGTTGAAAAACTCGCCAGAATATGTTAGAACAACATTATAGAAAGAATCGCTTGTCACCGAAAGGACAAAAAAATGACTATATCTATATGGGGTGATGATAACATCAACGAGTGGTATAAGGGCGAAGTTTGTGAGAATTGTGATGGTTCTGGTGTTGTCGAGATTTCGGAAATGGAATGTGAATTTTGTTTTGGAACTGGTTATGAAGAAAGAGATTTATTGATTGACAGTGATGTTTTAATGTGATAAATTAATAGAGCAGGTGCTTCACGGCGTGAGAGTTCGATTCTCTCCATCCGCACCAAATAAAAAGGTTGACAAAGAGTTTAAAATATGTTATGTTACTAGTATAGAAAGAATCAGTTTAAAGAGTGCTTTTTAACAGGGTGCAAATTTTATTTGCTGTTTTGATTTGGGAGCGTCTGTGTTACGTAACCTAGGCCTAACGATAAAGAATGTGTTCCGATAGTAGGACATAACCCTGTTAATAAGTACTCTTAGACTTCTTACTACTGCGTCTGTGGATGAGGGAAGGCCAACTACACTCCACTATCGATGAAACAATTAGATACTGATCAGCAAAGGGTCAGAGTTATATAGAATTGTTGAGGTATGCAGAGGGCGTAGTAGTAAGAAGTTTAGACCGTTTTTTGGTGCGTCTGTGGGAGAGGGAAGGCCAACTAAACCCCATATTCGTAAGGGCGTATCAAAAAGCAGTCTATAAAGAATAGGTCCCTTGGCTCAACTGGATAGAGCAACAGCCTTCTAAGCTGTAGGTTACAGGTTCGAGTCCTGTAGGGTCCGCCAAGAAACTGGGTATGAAGTTAAATTGGAGCGCGAAGCGTTGGAGTTTAAAAAATTACTCAGTGAAATCCTAGTCGAATGAAAAGCCTTGCAAGGTCGTACTAGGTCGGTGAATACTCTGTACCGACAGAAAGCAGAGCGGGGTTGTCCACGAGAAAGACAAATAGGGGGTGGAGATTGTGCATAGTCTCCACCTCTGAATACTAACTAAGACAGGAGAAAAAAATGTTGAAATGTATTGTAATCGCAGGTTCATTATTTTTAGGTGATGATGCCAGAATGTTTCCAGCACAAGGATCATTTTACTTTCATAAGTTTCAAGATTCATTAAAGGTTTATGGTGGCAACGGTACCCGATATGGAAGCTTTGTTATTCCGAAAAAAATGCAAGCTGAAACAATTGAAGAAGTTTTTAAGCTTTGTATTAAATAGAAAACGCGAGGGTAGCTTAATGGTAAAGCAAGGCGCTCATAACGCCCAGAGTGGGAGTTCGATTCTCTCCTCTCGCACCATATACGGAGATTAGCGCAGTCTGGTAGCGCATTTGCTTTGGGAGCAAAGGGTCAGAGGTTCAAATCCTCTATCTCCGACCAGTATAAATAGTTATTTATAAACCGAAAGGAATTCAAAATGCCAATTACACGCCCAGGATGGTGCAGAGGAGCACGACCAACACCAAGAGGTTGGTACAAAGGTAGAGAAAAATTGTTAGCTAGAAAATTCACAGAACAAGAAATTAATGAATGGTATGCAGCAAATCCGTCTGAAGACCATCGGGAACCAACACCACAAGTATTGACAGAAACAATGCCTGTTGAGCCTACTCCAGTGCCACAGCCTGAATTGCTAGTCGAAACAATGCCTGCCGTTAACACTGATCAAATCTGGCAGCCATCCGTTCAGCCATCCGTCGATCCTTCTTTAGATGATATGACTAAACGTGAATTGGAAGAATTGGCTAGGGATCATGGTGTAGAACTGGATCGTAGGCAAAGCAAAAGAAGCCTTATGTCACAAGTTAAAAAACTTTTAGGATAAAATTATGGATGTAGGATCAGGTGCATATCAATATTTAATGGCTCAACAGCCACTTGAATTGATTCACAAAACTCAAATAGCTAAAGATTTTCATATGGAACAAGCTGATAAACAAAAGCGTTGGGTCGAACAGACCGTATCTGAACCAAGCAAAGCTTTAAGAATGTCTTATGAAGGTCATGCTGGTACATATGACGCTGCTGGAAAAATAAAGCGAGGACCAGAGCCAGTTGAGGGTCCAATGAGCAAATCTATAGATATAGAAGCATAGATAACCACCCACATATATAATGCAGGAGAGTTGAAAAATGAGAGATATTTTAATAAAAGCTTTTAAGAGTCATGCACAAGGTCATATTGATAAACATTTAGCTAACGTGGAAGTGTATCTTCACAATGCAGCTGGTGTTGGTGAACATCCAGATATTATTGAAGCAATAGAATCTGAATTGGATGAGGTTGCAAAGTATGACGATTTGCTATCAATGGTAAAAAAATATTTAGAGGATTAATAATGAAATACGTGATTGATATTGACGGAACAATTTGTAATGAAGTATTAAAGCCAGATGGCACAAAAGACTATGCACTTCATGAACCTATGATGGACCGTATCGAAAAAGTTAATGCATTATATGATGCTGGTCACACGATTAAATATATGACGGCTAGAGGTGCAGTATCCAAGATAGACTATTACAGTCTCACCAACAATCAACTCATTCGTTGGGGCGCTAAGTTTCACGAATTGTCCGTGGGCGAGAAAGAACATTATGATATTTGGATTGATGACAAAGCATTTTGGTCTGAGAACTTCTTTCGATCAACAGGAGAAACTTATGAGTGAATTACATGAGATGGAGAAGATGATTATGGATTGCTGGCATGTCGTGGATGATCTTGAGGTAGTATTCAAACAGGTTTGTGATGGACAGCGAGAACCAACAACAGATGAATTAACTAACACACTCCTGGGTATGCACCAGCTATACCATTGGAAGTTTGAACAACTATTTGATAAGTATGAGGACTGCATTGAGTCAAGGAAAACTTATGAGTAAAATCCCTATGAAAGGTGGTGATGAATACGATGCTCTTACTAAGGCTCGTAAATATTACAACTGGAGTAAGGGACAACTTAAAAAGATAAAGCGCGGTTATAATAAAAGATTTCGTAAAGCGGGAAGAGAATAAATTATGAGTAATATTTTTCATCTAGCGATTGAAGGCGGCAAACTAGAAACAACACTGCCATTTTATACAGATATTCTAGGCTGCAAATTAGATATGGCTGAAGAAGGTCGCTGGCAAGATATTGATTTTTGGGGTAATGAGTTGACACTCCATGAATCCAAACCTAGAACTGGTGAGGGCATTGCTCCCGCAAAGGGACCTGATAGACATAGACATACTGTCGATATGGGTGAAGTATGCGTACCACATCTAGGAATTCACTTACCATATGATGAATATCAAAAGGTTCGTGCTAGTGTAAAAAATACTGTAGGATTTCTTGATACTCCTTACACTAGATTCAAAGACACTGATTATGAACAAGAAACATTTTTTGTAGAAGATCCTAACAGAAATGTCATTGAAATTAAAAGTATGCTAAAGGTTTAGTATAAATAATATTAATACCTAGGAGCATTTAATTATGCAATTAACTGACAATACAGAAGCAGAACGATATAGAAAAATACTCCTAGAACAAGCATCACAGATCGAACTTTTAAAAAAACAATTAAAACAAGAAACGGAAGAAAAGTACGGTTATATTAAACGTATAAAGGAATTGTTAAATGAGTAAAATATTCTATGCCCTAATTCTATCTTTTGTTTTCGTATCAAGTGTATTTGCTCAGAATAAAGATAAAGTTCCTAAAGAATCTCCTCAAATGGACCCTAGTACTGCTACACCTATTGCTATGAGAAGTATATGCGATGAACCAAAAAAAATAAAAGCAATAATTGATCAATATGAAGAAAAGAAATTATTTGATGCTTTTGGAATAACTTTTGTAATACCACCAAATTATCCACCAGAGTATGCGAGGCAATTAACAGGAATTGCTTCAATGTTTGTTAATCCAGATACTGGAAGTTTTTCTATTATATTTAAAGGCGAGGGGTTTTCATGTCTAATTTTAAATGGAAATAAATTTACTCCAGGTGGCATGGATCAATGAATTATGCTGCCTGGATATTGTACTCTTTGTTTAGTTTAAACGATGGACAAGCATATGTTATTCAGGGTCAGAATTTCAAAACTTCCCAAGAATGTGTTGTATATGCAAAAGCAAATATAAGAGGTCTTGGCACAACAATGTATAGTGAATTATCTAGACAATATGGAGAAGGCAATTTTGTGCCATTAGAAATAGGGTGTGTTCCTAAAAAAATAAATGGTTCAGATGATCCTGCAAAACGTATTCCAATTGTTGCTATGCCAAGAGAACTTTATCCAAAAGTAGAAGATCAGGGAATTGCATTATAAAATGGTACATGATATGACTGAAGAAGAAATTCAACTTGAATTAAACCGGCAAATGTCTGATTATTATCATGAAGAAAGAATGTTAAGATTTAGACAGAATATCAAAGACGCTGCATTTAGAGGTAAAATGATGGATACTACAGTAAAATCACAAGAAAGCTATCATGCATACATTGCGAGGAGATACAAAGAATTAGAGGAACCACATGAGTGACATTTTTGATTTTGGATTTACCGCAGTTACCGAAGATGAATTGGATGCAGTACAGCAACTAGCACAAAAATCATCTGATACAGAAGAAAATTTAGATGCTGTCCAAAACAAAATTGACAGACTATATAATGCGGTAATTCCGCTTCTTAATAATCTCAAAAAGAATCCAGAAAAAGATTATATCCACTGGCCTAATCGACTTGATAAGGTAGAACAATTTGAAGATATGCTTACCGACATTTATAAAAGTTGATATGATCTAGAAATCATATTCTACATTTATGATTTCTAGATCATATAAATAATATAAAAACTATATTGGAAATCAAATGAAAACTTTTAATACATTTATAGCAGAGAGATTTATAAACGCTCTTCCTAACGATGAGGAATTGAAGCGTAAATGGGCTGATCGAGTCTGGGAATTACTTCAAAAATCATACGCAGAAATTGGTGGAATTAAAGGTGGTGGTTTTGAAAACAAAGAGTCGATGATAGCTAAGATTCCTATGTGGAAGATGGCAGTAAAAGATGGCAAGTTACTTGCGGTAATTCTTTATAAAGACAAGGGCGGTAGAAAATCAGTTGCCATGGGCGCCGAAGGTGGCGATCAAGCTAAAGCAATTGTTAAAAACATGTTTCAACAGGAAGTCAAAAGATCGTACGGTGAGAAAAGTAAAAAGGCTCTTGGTGCAATGATGAAATCTATGGATTGGAATATACTTGAACCTTTCTTACTAACTCCAGAACAAGTAAAAAAAACATCTGGAGATGATGTTCAGCCAGTGGCAAAAATGAAAACCAGCGATTTACCTAAAGACGCGCAGTTTACACTTAGTAAGTATCCTATGCTAAAACCTTATGGATATCTCCGTGCTATCGGTGATGAAATGATTTTTAAAATTTCTTTAGGAACTACTGGTAAAAATATCAGATAGTGGTTGACAAACTGGTCCACTTAGTATAGTATACTAAGAGTAACGAATCAGAGAGAGATTATGAATATACTTTACATTCACGGCTGGGCTAGTCGTTTCGATCCCAGCAGTGACAAAATACTTCTATTGTCTGAAATAGGGAATGTAACTGGTGTTAATGTAGATTACACCCAACCTATTTCAGAAATTCAAGAAACGATATACAACGCAATGATAGCAGATGATATAGATTTACTTGTTGGTACTTCTATGGGTGGCTATATGGCTAATCTAATGGGCATAACTTGGTCTCTTCCTTATGTTATGATTAACCCCGCAACTGATCCTGCTATAAGCCTTCAAAAATATATCGGTTCTGGGATTGATTATTATGATCGGCATTATACTTTGAAAGCTGAAACTCTTACAAGTTTTTCTAAAATGTCAGATCGTTCTAAAGTTCCTGGCTTACTGCTATTAGATATGGATGATGATGTATGTGACGCTGTTGAAACAAATCAAATGTTTAAAAATAGTGAGCATGTTAAAACTTTTACTTGGACTAATGGCTCACATAGGTTTGATCACATGACCGAATCTTTGCCTTTAATTGAAGATTTTGATGCTAGAAATCTTTCATATGGATTTGGTGATAATTAAGGGTTGACATTACCTTTGAATTATGCTAAATTGTAATAGTAAAGAGAATCACTAGGAGATACTAATGCTTTGTTATGCCGCTGATCAAAAACCTGTTGTTAAAGCACTACAAGCTAATAGCTGGGATAATGATGATATCATAACATATCTTTCTTATCTTAATAAGAAGAAAACACTTATCAATACTGGTCGTAAGCATGGTCATTATTCGCGTGATAGTGACCGTTCTAAGGTATATAATGCAGAATTTAAGTATGAGAGTAGATATGGCAGAGGACTCCAGTTTGCCAATATCGCCATGGCTCAAAAGTATTGCGATAAAATTCTTGCTTCTGCTACTTGGAAGAAAATGAGCAAGGGTAGAATTTCAGAGAATTTAGCTATATCCCTAGGAACTATGCGCGGCTCAAGAATTGCTGGTAGAGCCTGGGGTTCTCATGTTGAATTGAATACTACTCGCGGCTTAGACGATCTGCCTATCGGATTGAACCAGTACGTACTGCTCCATGAGTTAGCTCATTCTGTTGGTAATATGCACCACGATACACAATTTCGTATTGATCTACTCAAGTTAGTATCACGGTTTATCGGTAAAGAGCAAGCTACTTACCTGAAAAAATGTTTCAAAGAAAAAAAGCTAAAGTTGTCGATCAGCAAAAACGTGTTGAACCCTGATGCATGGATGAAAATGAAATTGCGTATGGAAAAAGCCCGTGAGAAAAGGGTTGACAACGCCGCTTAAATGTGCTAAGTTATAAGAGTAAGACGAATCACTTCTTAGGAGATACCAATGACTAATCTTGATCAACTAGTTCAAAATTTTTATGACGATGGCGGAGAAGTTACAGTTTGCCCTCAAGGACCAGACAATGTTCGTAGCTGGCCTATTGAGCGTCACCCTTGGGGAATTTACAACCGGGGACGTCAAAGTTCCGTGTTTAGTACTTCACTCCGCTCAGATACACAAACTGTATAATAGAGGTTGACAAACACCTCAAGATATGCTATAAAGTTAGTATAGAAAGAATCACTTGTCATTGAAAGGGCAAAAAATGCAAAATACTTACTGGAATCAAAACGGAACTTTTCAATCTGATTATGACCGACTCCAAGAACTAGTTCCTGCGATGGGAAATTGTGAAAGTACTGCTGGAGAAATGATTCGGGCAGTAACACGGCTTGCTTATGATCTTTATAATAACGGAATGGGAAACAACACTTCTGGTGCTGTAAACTTTCTTTCCCATAACAATGTGATCGATTACAAAACCAGTCATGCAATTCATCCTTTCACGATGGGTCGGCTTTATGAAGGCAACTACAACGGAGATAGTCTGCAAGTAGCAATCGAATCTGCTATTGATCAAACCGTTGCTCACATTGTTGCCAATCCTGAGTTAGAGACTCAACAGAATGATGATGATATGTTTAATTATGCAGATGATGATGAACATTACTGTGAAGAATGTGGAGACACATTAGGCAGTTTTGACAATCACATATGTGGTGATTGCGAAGATGATTTAAATGAAATGTGGGAAGTGGAAGAGGAAGAAGAATATGTGTAAGGCAACAAAAATGTACAATAAAGATTCTATTGATAAAGAAATCAAGAAAGATCCTCGTATCTCTAAAAAAGAATCTAAACTTATTCATGCATTACTGAAAGGAAGGGGTTGACAAGACCCCTTTTTTATGCTAGTTTAGTTGTAGAAACAGAATCACTTGAAAGGGTTCACAAATGACTACTTTTGCAATATACGGTACCGGTACTGCTAGTGTTCGCGGAGAAGTAAAATCTCTTGAGAATGAGTTAGTAAATACTGAAACCTGTTATGGCAATGCCGCTGAATGGGTTTCTGCTTATTCTGAGATTTTTCCTAATGTTGAATTCACAATAAAAGAAAAGGTAACCCAATGACCGAATATAGGGAAGTCGCCCAAATGCTTAGGCAGTTGATCAAGAATGCTCAATCGCCTGAAACGCCAGTTCCTGCAAGCCACATCTTGGCTTTGTCGGAAGTTTTCGATTTCAAAGCAGATGAAATAGAACTGGATATGATTGTAGAAATGCAAAGGAAAGCAGTAGCATGACTTTTAATACGAAACCCCGAAATACTAAATACGATGAAAGACATGGTGGTCCATTTGATCGAGGCAGTGCAGACTCTTGGTATCGTCGTGCTCCAAATCCACATTATTGGACTCGTGGAAGTTATCAAGGCGAACAAGTTCTTGAAAATGAAATGACTGAAAAAGAAATAGAAGCTTATTATGCTGGATTTGATGAAAACGAAAGAGCAGGTGCTTTTAAGGAGTATTAAAAATGGCAATATATCGTCACGATAGTTACATACTGGATTTATCTTTACCAAGTAATGCTAAAGCCAGAGTTTACTGTGACGGTATTCTTATTTTTCAAGGCTCAAGTGCTTATGCTATTCCTATATTTGTAAAAAAGTGTGATGATGTTTTAGTTACTCAAAAATTTTATGGAAATAGTACTAGACAAAACCTTACTAATGAGTTATAATACTGTAATGATTCGTAATGGAGAATACTATGAAAACTGCAACAACTCAAGGCGACCGATTGGCTCTTATTAAAGAAATTCATGAACGGCGTAAAAAAATATCAAATATTAAACAGAAATCTAAAAACTTAATGTCAAAGCCTAAAGCCACCCGAGAGTTTGCTGATATTACAATTGTCCGTAATACAGATGAAAATATTAATCATTACACGGACGCAAGTAAATATGCGAAAGAGTATTATGGTGATATCTTGCACGAAACAACCCGTCATGATAATCCTGGTGTTGGTGAAGATTGGGGTGACTATTGATGGAAATCAATACTCATGGAATTGAAGAAGAAGAAAATGAACATGCCGTAGAACGCAAAGTTTATTTAGACATTAAGCCACCACCACAACAATCAGATATTGTTCAGGCACTTAAAAATCAAGCAGGCGAAGAATGGAAGTCTAGATGTACTGATCATTTCGCATGGAAAGCTGCAGATCATATTATTGAACTTGAAAAGAAAATTGAGTTTTATGAAAGCCTGCTTCGCAAATACCACTTAGACAATGACGCATTTACTGGATGGAATTATAAAAAATGAGTATGCATATGATCAAAGGAGTCCAAATACATGGCAGCGGTAAGAAGAAAAAACGCGCCGTTGGTTGGGCAAAAGCGGTAAATGATCATGAGGCATTTTTAAAAAAGATGGGTGTGAGCGATAAGCCTAGTAACTATCGCTCAGATATGCCAGATTTGAGTGTGAGAAAAATGTCTAAAACATCTGATACTATTTGTTCTAACGGATCTAAAAAAGAAACCCAAACATACACAGGCAATGAGATTGCAGGAATTGTAACTACACACAAGAGCAATTTAATGCCAGTCCGTAAAGATAATAAGCAGGGCATAATTGACGCTGCTAATATGCGAAGGTAGAATAAGAAATGAATATCGGTAATCATGTTACTTCCCTTATAAGCGCCAACAGAAATATGGCTATTCCGTATTATTTAATGGCTTCATATGCTTATTATAAAGAAGATGACCCCATATTCTCAGACGATTTTTATGATATCCTATCTAAAAATATATTAAACAATTGGGATACTATAGAGCATTGCCATAAGCATTTGTTAGATGAAGATTCTTTGACCGCGGGCACATATTTAGGGGAATATCCTACTATTGTAATTGACGCTCTCGCTAATTTAAGAAGTATTCACGATAAAAAGAAGCGGAAAAAGAAAAAAGATGAATTGGATTGAAATAGATAAAAATCTGAATAATATGATAAAGCTTTACAGTGATAGGGAAAAGCTTTATGCTGATGTTCAACTAAAATATCGTTGGTCAAAGAGTCAGACACAGGCTGCATTAGATCCTCTTATATTTAGAATCGATTATGCACCCAATAAGGAAAATATTAATGTATACGATTGAACATATCCATGATTATAGTTCTATCCATGTCTTAGATACAAATGGTGAAGCCGATGATGTAGAATTAATATTTGATGAAAACAATGTCTATATAAGACAGTATGATGAGGATGATCATTTCAATATTGTGTTGATTACACCTCAAATGTTTGAAGAAATAATTGCAGCATACAATTCACCTGAGGGCGCTTACATAACAAAATAGGAGCAACTATGCTTATTAATGATGATACTAAACTTGACTATTCAGACGTTCTTATTCGACCAAAAAGATCCACATTGACCTCTAGATTTGATGTGGATCTAGAACGAAAATACAAATTTAAACATAGTCAAAAGAATTGGATGGGAATTCCTATTATGGCATCAAATATGGATACTGTAGGAACGTTTTCCATGGCAGATGCATTGACTCAACATCATATGATAACTTGCATTGCCAAACATTATAATGCAAATGGTTTTTGGCCCACTAGAAATCATCACAACGAAAACCATTTATGCGTTATGGGTGGTATATCAGAACAAGATATAAACAACACTCAAGAGATTTACAAATCAAATGAAGCATTTTTTATTGGCTTAGATGTAGCTAACGGCTACACCATCAGTTTTGTTGATGCTGTTAAAAAGATGAGGGACTTAGAACCAGACGCTACAATTATTGCGGGTAATGTTGTCACTGCAGATATGACTCAAGAGTTGATTTTGGCTGGTGCAGATATTGTAAAAGTTGGTGTTGGACCAGGATCAGTTTGTACGACTCGTACTAAAACTGGCATTGGTATGCCTCAACTGAGTGCTGTTATTGAATGTGCCGATGCCGCTCATGGTATGGATGCTCATATCATTGCAGACGGTGGTTGTAATAATTCTGGCGATATTGTAAAAGCCTTTGCTGCAGGTGCAGACTTTGTAATGATTGGTGGCATGCTTGCTGGGCATGATGAATGTGATGGTGAACTAATTAACGGCAAAATGAATTTTTATGGTATGGCATCTAAATCTGCTATGGATCGTCATAAAGTAGGACATAGAGAATATCGTGGTGTTGAAGGAAAAACAGTGTCAGTAGATCATAAAGGATCAGTCGATGGTACTTTGATTGATATTCTATCTGGCATTAGATCGGCTTGTACTTATGTAGGTGCAGCTAAACTTAAAGACCTTTCAAAATGCGCCACATTTGTTCGTGTAAATAATACACATAATACTGTATTTAATGGTTGACATTGACTTTGGATTATGCTAGTTTACTAGTATAGAAAGAATCACTGAAAGGGTTCAAAATGTTAGAGACACTTCAAGGATACCAAGCCGCAGCCCAGCGTAATCTAGATAACATTCTTGCCGAAGATATTATTGATGACCAGGCAGTAATTGCCACACAGGGCATGATAGATGATATTGCGGCTTTAATTGAAGGACTTTTAATATGACATTTGCACCTGATAGTGTAGGCTTCACATACGGCGATAGCAGTATCCAAGGTAGTTTTCTTTTGAAAGAGAACAATAATCTTTTTGAATTTTCAACTAATAACGAAACCGGCTTTGGTGAAGAGTATCCTCATAAAGTTTGGGTAACTACTCCTTGGCATATGGATCACGGATATCGTTTCGCAACGGTAAAAAAGACTGTTGCGTATATCTTGACCAATGATGAAGATGGCAACGATGTTGTTGAAAAGTGGGATATTAAAAACCATAGAAAATATACAAAACTTTTTGATTAAGAGGTAATAGCATGAAAACCGAAGTATATGAAATTCTTGTGGATGGTAAGTTTGTAACTACTATCCGTGAAATTAGTGAATTTTGTGCCATAAATAAATTCAAAGATATGTGGGACTATCCTACAAATGCAAAACTCACTGCAAGTATATGGAACCCTAAATCATGAAATTCTCTGAGTTAAAATTTAATCGAATGAGTAACGGTGGCAATCAAGCTATCGTTAATTTTGGTCACTATGGTTTGTCCATTATCGATAATGGAATTGGTAAAGAGCGCGGGCTGTATGAAGTAGGCACGTTGTTTCACGGCCAACTTGCAAATTATTTACCATCTTATACTGGTGATGATACTGTTGTAGGATATTGTAGTGAAGCTGAGGTAGAATTAATTTTAGAAAGTGTAGAAACTAAATCAATTTTTTAGGAGAAATTTATGGGATTAGAGAATGAGATATACATGCAATATCATGTAGACAATGTCCGAATTCAAGTTTTAGAAGAAGAAATAAGGTATTATAGAACTTTGATTGAAGAACATGACTGTGGTCATATCTATACAACCATAAATTTCTTACAACAAAGAGTTGAACATTTAGCTGGTAAGAAAGAATGGCCATTCCATAAAGAATAAAAGTCTTATAAATACTTAGAAATATATGAGGTAAAAATGACAAAATACAGCGGTCATTGGCAACATTGCCGAAAAATTCTAAGTGAGGAAAAAATGGTATTTACACAACCAAGATTTCGGCGGGAACTAAATGAAAGAGTAAATTACAATAAAGGTGATGTTGCAGAAGCAATCTTAGGAGCCGCGGTTGCTGCTTTATTCATGAGTAGACCTACAGATAAAGTTACCCAAAAAGAAGTTGAAGCGGTCTTAATTAAAGTTTTAAAAACAAATCCTTTGGTCACAAAAGTAGATGATATAACAAAACAAGCAAATATACAAGATAATATTAAATTCGCAATGGCAATACCTAAACCAGCAATGCAATTTATTACAGATAAGTCCAACTGGTCTCTTGTTACGGATTTGTTTAAGTCTGCAATATCTTATGTCAATAGTGATAGAAGATTAAATCTACAAGCCAAGACATTTTCTAGAAATGGAAAGGCAAATACTATTTTTATAAATTCTGATGGAACCGGTGATCAAACAGGAACCAAAGCAGATATTAAATTATTTTTTGACGGTAAAATGTCTAAAAATCAAATATCATTGAAGGTAAAAGGTGGTGATCAGTTCGCACAGGTATCAGGTGTTGATTTTTCAAAGCAAGAAAAGCTTTGGTCTGGTGGAATGGGAATTTCAGTATCGACGCTAAAAAATAAATATAATCTTGCGTTAAAAGATTATGATCCAAAAATGATATTTTATTCTAGAACCGATGCAATTTTGGAAAAACAAAAAAGCGTAGTAAAAGACGCTGCTAGATTAGTTTACACTGAAGCAGCTAGATTAATCAATAAAAAATTAAAAAGTAACGATGCTGCATTTATTGAAAATTTAATTGATTTTATAAAAACTGGAGTTGCAGGAGATGAATCCGATTTTATAGAACTTGTTAAATTAGAAGCTGGTAAATTTAAAAAAATTAGATTTACAGCCGCATATGTGGAAGCAATAAAAGATATGAAATTGGTTGCAGAAATAGGACCAGTAACAAAAGACCCTGTAATGCAAATTAAAGATACTGTAAGTGGTCAGAAACTAATTCAAATAAGACTAAAAGTTGAGGCAACCAGTAGTAAAGCAAAAGATGGCACCCGATATAAGGTATATCCTAGAAACTATATTGAGAGTGGACCAGGACTTTTCATATGACCAGAAAGTTTTTTGAAAACTGTGAAACTCTATATTGGGATAATCCTTTCGGTTTAAGTTATTTTTTTGCCGAAGTATCCGCACTTGCATATCATGATGGTACCAGAGCCAAACGAGAATTGAATAAACTTGGATTCAAATCATATAAATTCTTAGAAAATGACGGAGCGCAATGCCATATTTTTTCAGATAAAGATAATATTGTAGTTGCATTTAGAGGCACTGAGCCTACAGAATTTTCAGATGTAAAAGCTGATCTACTAGCATTTAAAAGAAAATCAAAGACTGAAGGCAAAGTACATATGGGCTTCAAACTAGAATTAAGAAAGTTATGGTCTGACATTGAAGCACTGCTCCAAAAGAGCAAAGGTAAGAAATTATGGATCACTGGACATTCACTTGGCGGTGCTATGGCAACGTTATGTGCATCTAGATTGGAAGAAAAAAATCCCATACTATTTACATATGGATCACCTAGAGTTGGTGGCAAAGAATTTTGTGCCAATATGGATGTAGAACATTATAGATTTCAAAATAATAATGATGTTGTTCCTTCTGTACCTTTTGCCCTTATAGGTTATAGGCATCATGGAACATTAAGATATATTAATCACTATGGAAATATTCGCAATTTAACTTTATGGCAAAAAGTCAAGGATTGGTTTAGAGGTCATAGGGCAGCACTGAAAAAGTTTCAATTGTTCGATGGAATATATGATCATAGCATAGGCGAATACTCAGATAAGTTAAAGAAATTAAAATGATAGACTACTTGTGGATATATACTAGCATCGCTGGTGCGCTGCTTGGAGCAGCATGTTTAGCTTATGTGAGAGATACTAGAATAGGACTATGGGGCTATTCCAAGTTCGACCAGTTGTGTGACTGGTTAAGAGACAAGTACGGTTTGACTTGGTTCGATCAAGAACCTGATGCTTGGAAAAAAGTCAATCCAAAAATAGCTAAAAAAATTAGCGAATTAGAAAAAAGAATCATTGACCTTGAGACAAAAGTATAGTATAATCAATGACATATTAAAGGAGATATATTATGCTGACTAAAAAAGAAATGGTAGATCAACTTCACGAAGGTATCTACAATGTTACATTTACAAAAGTAAATGGCGATAATCGCGTAATGCCTTGCACACTAATGCAAGAGTATATGCCACCTCAAGATTCAACTGCAAAAACTGTAGCAGATGATTTGGATCGTATTTCTGTCTGGTGCACAGATGCTAATGGTTGGAGAGCATTCAAACCGTCAACCGTAACTTCATTTGAAAGACTATCATGATTTTAATTAATATGTATCTTGTTAGTTTTCTTATAACATTGGGTATGTGCCTATCGTATTATTACGGTAGGCGCACCATTCGATTGGGCATGAAAGAAGAATTCAAATCAATGCATGAAGAAACTGTTGCAGAAGCAATTGAAAAAACCGTAGATAAACTATGTAATGAAGGATATGTATATTTTACTGAAGATGATGATGGTGAAATAGAATTAATCAAAATTGAAGAATATAAAGGTTGACAATTGTTTCGAACTATGTTAAGGTATAGTATACACAACAGAAAGTGATTCGCATGGCACGTAAGAAGAAAACTTTTGCCCGCAAAGCTAAAACAGGGTTTGCGGCTGCACCTACAGACTCGTTTCGTAATTTCAATGATTACGTTAGAGTTGATCTAGATAAAAAAGAACTTATATCCAAGATCAAGGGTTATCTAAAAGTTGAATTGTCAAAAGAAGATTATAGAATAGCATCAGATGTTCCAGATTGGGCATTTGTTAATGTTCCTCTTTTGGCATCAACTATTGCTTGGAAAGAAGCTGGTAGAGAATTTCCTTCTTACTGGAATGCAGATAAAGTTTTTGAAAAACACATTGCTGAATTGCTACAAAGAGGCAAAACAAGACAAGCTGAGAAAGCTGCCGAACCTACTGAAGGTGTAGTAGTTCGTAAAAGTATTCAAGAAATCGTTAAAGAACGTACTAGTGATTTTATTGGTGAAATCGAAAGTGTTATTGATTCTTGGGATAGTATGATTGACGATAAATCATATTCTGTATTTGATGAATTGAAAAAGATTGATGCACCATATAATACAGCTAAATCAGTGTCCGAGTATTACAAACCTAAAGTTGAAGAAATGCGAGAATTAATTGAAGATAAGCCTGAAGATTTGTTAGAGGCATACGCACATATGCCAGTCAGATCAAGAAAGCATTATATGCAATTTTTAATACAAATAGTTTCTGATGCTGAAAAATATATGACTGCTAAAAAAGCTACTCGGAAATCTCGTACACCAAAAGTTAAGACTGCAGATAAGCAGGTCGAGAAAGTGCAATTCTTAAAAGATTCAAATGAATTTAAAATTGCATCTATTGATCCATCTAATATTATCGGAGCAATGCGAGTCTTTTTATTCAATGTAAAATACAAATCCCTTACAGAATTAGTATGCCAACAGCGTGGTGGCTTTACTGTTAAAGGTACTACATTACAAGGCATTGATGTTGATCAATCACGCTCCACAAAGCTTAGGAAAGCGGAGGTGTTCTTACCAATAGTACTCAAGAGTACTCCTAAGCAACTTAATAAAGAGTGGGCAAAGCTTACTACTAAAACAAATGGTGCGAATGGTCGTATCAATAAAGACACTATAATTTTAAGGGCAATGAATAAATGATAGAAAAAGATTTTATGAATAGAGCTAAATTCAGTAAAATGATAGAGGTAGAAGTTAGAGAAAAAAAGCTAACTTGGATAGATGCGGTTGTTGAAGTTTGTGAAATGACAAACATGGAACCAGAAGATGTAAAGAAATTTATATCACCAGTAATAAAAGAAAAGATTGAAGCCGAAGCAATGAAGCTAAACTATTTACCCAAACAAAACGAATTGGTATTTGAAGATGATAAGGTGGTATGATTATTTTGTAGTTGCAATAACAACGGTACTTCTGTTTCCGTTTGTAATTATAATTCTACCACCAATTATAAATCTACAAGCAATCTTTCCATTATATGCCTTTTGGTGGTTTTGGGAAATGTATTGTGATAAGAGACAGAGTATGGAAAATGTCAGATAAAGAGATAGATGAATTTATTAAAATGTTTAAAGGAGTACTACCAGACCCAGACAACTACCCAAAAACTTTCGATTACTATTACAACTTATACAAGCATATAAAGGAAAAATAAATGTTTGAACTAATCATGATTACAATGCTCTTTCTAAATGATAATGAGGAGTTTTTTGCCGCAGGTCCCGCAAATCGTGCTGCAGGCACTACTTGGGAATATGTAGGAACACAACCTGTTCCTGACGGTCACGTTGCAATTCCATCAGTAAACCCAGACACTGGTGAAGAAACGATTATTTTTCAAAGAAAATAATTGATAAATAACTTGACACACACCACACAAAATGATATAATACAGCTATACAAAAATACTACAGCAATATTTCAGCACATATAGGAGAATAAAAATATGTCTTTTGCAAACCTAAAACGCAATCGTAATACGATTGAAAAACTTACTGCAGCCGCACAAGCTACTGCAACAACTTCAAAATCATATGTTGATGAAAGAATGTGGAAACCCACTGTTGATAAACAGAACAATGGGTATGCAGTCATTCGTTTTCTACCAGCCAATGAGGGTTCTGATCTTCCTTGGGTAAAATATTGGGATCATGCTTTTAAAGGTCCAACTGGTAAATGGTATATCGAAAAGTCTTTGACTTCTATCGATCAATCTGATCCTGTTGGTGAATTTAATAGTAAACTTTGGAATTCTGGCATTGAGTCTGATAAAGAGACAGCTAGACGCCAGAAACGTAGATTGCACCATGTATCTAATATTATGGTAGTATCTGATCCTGGTAACCCTGCTAATGAAGGCAAAACCTTTATGTTTCAGTATGGTAAAAAAATCTTTGATAAAATTATGGATGCTATGCAACCAGAATTTGCTGATGAAACACCAATGAACCCATTTGATTTCTGGGAAGGTGCTGACTTCAAATTGAAGATTCGTGATGTTGAAGGTTATCGTAATTACGATAAATCTGAGTTTTCATCTCCAAAGCCTCTGTCAGAAGATGATGAAAAG